TTGCGTAAACCATCGAACGAATATGCTATCCCCAACAAGTACGACACCAAAGGATCAGGTGCGATTGTTGACCTTGTGGACAATGTCTGGATGGTTTGGAGAAATAAGGAAAAAGAGGACGAAGTCAAAGATATTGGTCCTGCATCAGCGAAGTTTCATGATGCTGACCAGATGTTGTTTTGCCGTAAGCAAAGGAATTATGAGGGATCTGCTAACGGTGAACCGACTATCAAGCTTTGGTTTCATTTGGATGCACAGCAATATTTGGAGAGAGCTGGTGATGACACTATGTTCTTTCCTAACTGGCCCCACACACGATCAGGGTAATCACTGATGTACGAGTACAGAAAAAAACAATCAAATCAGGGTGACCGAGTTCAAATCGAACAAGGTGAAGCAAGAGTAATTTTCAGATCCTGGCAAACAACACAAGACAACGAGTTTGTTAGAGGAATGCTAGAAAGATCAGAAAAAATGTATGGCATGGGTGCAAAGGAAAGAATCAGGTCTTATCTAACCCAAATGAAAGAAGGAACATTGGAATGAATGATTGCAAACACATGTGGGAGCCCATAGAGGGCCAAGGTATGTACAAATGCATTAGATGCAATGCTTTTCGGAGAATTATCAAATGAGCAAGAAAAACACAAGGCCAGCGTTTCCCGTCACCAGCGACAACTACGCCAACGCCGAAAGCACAGGCATGACCCTGAGAGATTACTTTGCAGCTAGAGCTATGGCGGCAGACATGACTGATGGCATACATGAGAATGATTTTGCTTGGGCTGCTGCACGGGCCTACAAGGAGGCAGACGCAATGGTGAAAGCGAGGGAAGCAGGAACAAAGACGAAGAACCCACCCCGGCGGACGACCAGCTTTTGTGGATCGTGCTGGCATTTATTGCATTTATGTTGACACTGATGACTTTACGGAGTTGTTTATGACCTTTCAGGTTATCTTTCAAGTTGAAGGAACCCCAGTGCCTAAGGGTCGCCCAAGGTTTGCCAGGAAAGGCAAGTTTGTCTCAACTTACAGTCCAAAAACCACAGTTGACTACGAAATTAAGGTTGCTGACGCTGCCATGACGGCAATGGGCTCACAGAAGCCCTTAGAAGGGCCCATAGTGGCCTGTATTTACATCACCCTACCTATCCCAGCCTCCTACAGCAAAAAGCGCTTAAACGCCTGTTTATCAGGTGAGGAGCGTCCAACCAAACGCAGTAACATCGACAACTTCTGCAAAGCTATCTTTGATGGCATGAACGGAATTGTCTTTGTTGATGACAGTCAAGTGGTATCTCTGCATGCAACAAAAGTGTACGGTACTGTGGGCTTGGTAGAGATCATGGTCCAAGAACATCTGTTTTAGGGAAAACACCTATTCCAATCAAGTTGATTGAGCATCACAATTGGTTTGCCAATGACGGCATCACAAAGGAAATGCAATGAAAGTCAAAACCACAGTTCACATCTATCACTCCCAATATTCATGGGAGAAAACACCTAAATTTCATGTCTATTCTATAAAAATAGATGACACTGAGCACATGACCTATGTTGGTGAGCGAAATATTGAAATCGAAGTGCCTGATGGCTATGATCCCCGAGCCCAAAAAGTTGCAGCGTTGGAAAAGCAAAAGCAAAAAGTTATGGCTGACTATCACAAGACATTGATGGAAATCAATGAGAGCATCAGCAAACTCCAAGCCATTGAATTCACAGCATGAGAAAAAAGAGCAAATACAAACCCAAACCAGTGTGCCTAGACACTGTCCATTGGGTACTGTCTGGCTTTAAGAAGGTAGGCTCACTACCTTCTGCTGGTGTTGGACTAAAGCTAAAGAACCATGAAGCCCTGGACACCATCCTAAAAGGTGAGGCCACAAAAGATCATCTTGATGTCCTGATCCATGCTGTAAACATGGCAGAAGCCATGATCCGCATTAGAGATGACTTGGGTGCTGATTGGAAAGCAGAGATCAGGGCTGCTCAGGACGCTATCTACACAATGGGCAAGAGAGGTGTGGAAAAGGGCAGGTTTGCTTTTACAGGTCCTGAGATGACTGCTGTAAAGGTAGTGGTGGATCTCCATGATGCCCAGCTAGATGACTGCTCAGTGAAGGAAATGGAGAGGGCCTTGGTTATTGTTGCTGAAGAGATCAGGCTAAAGAAATGCCGAACCATTGTGGAGACAACATGATGGACGATCCATTTCATTATGAAAAGCCTGAATGGTTAGTGCTTAAACAGCGTGAACATAATAGGCAACTCAGAGAAAAACGACTAGGTAGGCCAGTAGGAACCTGGGGCGGCAAGCGTAATGGTGCAGGTATTAAGAAAAAGACAGAAGAAATTAAGTACACCAACCTTGTCGCATTAACTTTAAACAGTATTCAAAAGAAAGTACTCATAGAAATGGGTAAAGGTGATTTGGATGCTGGTGTGCAGAATTTAATCAACGAACACATTTGAAAGCAAAGCAATGAATAAAGAAGAAATGCTAGACCATTTTGCAATGCATGCTATGCAAGCGCAAATTCAAAAGATGGGCATTACAAATCCATTTGAATTGGCAGAAACCGCTTATCGCATGGCAGCACACATGATGGAGCGCCGCAATCGTATTTACGCTGAGTGGGCTGAAGAACAAAAAACACAGCAACGATATAAAAACGCAGATTTACATGAACTAAATTTGCCAGTCAGATATTACAGGTGCTTGGTTTCTGAGGGCATTATGATGAAGCAAGATTTGTGCAATTGGACAGAACGAGAAATTAGAAAAATTCCTAATTTGGGCGTTAAAGGGTTGCAGTTTGTCAAAGAAGCAATGAATTTAAATGGAATAAAATTTAAAGGGCAAGAATGATAATATGTCCATTAACCCTTGCTGATGCAAATGCTTTTGTTACCATGCATCACCGCCACAACAAAAAAGTTCAAGGGCATAAATTTAGTATTGGTGCAGCTGAAGACAACAATCTTGTTGGCGTAGCAATAATTGGACGGCCCGTGTCAAGACATTTAGATGATGGATTGACAATGGAAGTCACAAGATTAACAGTGCTTGATGATGCGCCAAAAAATACTTGTTCTTTTTTGTATCGTTGCGCTTGGCGTATTTGGTCTGCAATGGGTGGGCAAAGAATAATTACATATACAACAGAATCAGAACCAGGATCATCACTAAGAGGCGCAGGTTTTAAAGTTGTTGCTAAGTCGCCAGCTTGGAAAGAAGGAACTGGATGGACAACTAGAAGCAATCGCATATGGCAACCCGTTCACTCTGAAGGCAAAGTAAGGTGGCAAATTGACAAAGGACAAATTCATGCTTGAACAAAGAAAAGATGCTCCCGGTAACCCGCCATATTGGGTTTGCACAAAATGCAATTGGGCTTTTCATATATTGCAAGAGGCTACCAAGCATCAATGTGGGACAGAAAAAAAAGCAACTCCAGCTTATGTAAGTTACTCAAGGAAAAGAAATGGAAATCAACCCTGAAAAAGCAATACGTTACATCCAAGAGCATGCAGAGCTTTATGCAGTAGCAAAAGGTGATGTGGCTTATACCGACAACTATTTGAAAGTTGTTAAATCCCAGCAGATGAACAAGAGTGAATCTAGCTCTCTTGGTCAACGTGAAGCAGATGCCTATGCAAGTGCTGAGTACATTCAAGCCATTACTGCCAACAAACAAGCCATTGAACAAGAAGCCCACCTGAAGTGGATGCTGACAGCAGCACAGGCAAGGATAGAGGTGTGGAAAACACAGGAATACTCCAAACGCTCTGAGTTGCGGAATCTAGGATGAACAATAAGCTAAACGCCAAAGAACGGTATCACTTGGCTAACGTCAAGGAGCTGCCCTGTTCTGTGTGTGATGCACCTGGGCCAAGTGATGCCCACCACATTGAGCAGGGTTTGCAATATACTTGCATAGCACTGTGCAAAGACTGTCATCAAGGATCTATTCTTGGTTGGCATGGTCAAAAAAGAGCTTGGTCCATCAGAAAGATGGGTGAGCTGGACGCACTCAACATTACGATTCAAAGGTTACTCCATGAACTACGGTGAATTCCTGTTGACCTTGATGCACTCGTCAACCAACACACAAATCCTGCATCGCCAAACAAAAAGCTATGCAGAACACATCGCCCTAGGTGAGTTCTATCAAGCCATCATCCCC